ATGAGCAAGTCCATTAAGCCCGCCTTACCCAAGCTTATCGAATCCGATGAGTTCCATGAGCACGTGGCAGATGTTCTCCGCCGCAGACGCGAGGCATTCCCCCATAGCATGACCAGCGACGAAGGCACCTCCGAAGAAGCCAGCGTCACCGGCGCACGGATCACCGACCTTCGGATTGAAAACACGCGCGAGACCGAAATTGGATACCGCATCAACGTGCGCGGATCCTTCGACGAGAGCTTGATGGGCTCGAATCCCGGTGGCTCCCACTTCACACGGGACCAGATGGGCACGTTCTCGGGTTGCATCGACGTCACGGCAAAGCCTTTCGCATTCACCGAGGAGGAAGACGAAATCCTCGCCACCGTAGACGATGTCGTCTTGATCTCCGAAATCGATTGGAGAGTGACCGGATGAACCGGTTCAAGGAAATTGAAGGGTTGATCGAACTGGAAATGTTCGTTGAGACACTCGAAGCCTTGCGAGCCCTTTCCGAGGAGGTGAGGTGCAGCCCGATGGCCGCACTGTGAAAGCCCCTTTGGTTTCAGCCGGTGATCTCGCCAAGCGCTGGTCGATGTCTAAGGACGCGGTTCTGGACCTCTACCACCGCGGCGCGATCCCCGCCGAGATCGCAGAGGGCAAGGTGTACCGCTTCGATTCGGAAAAAGTCGAAAGCATATTGGCCGAGCGCGCCAAGGCACGCCAAAGAGCGGCCCGCACATAAACTGAACCGGCACGGAGTTCAGCCTCTCATAAAGCGGGCCGGTCCAGACCAGAGTTGCGGCCTCCACGGGGTAAGGTCGGCCCAGTCCAGAGCAGGTTCAGGATGCTTAGGATCTCTGAAGGGGCGATTACTGAATTCTACCCTAGGGAGCGGAGTCGCGGCTTTCCGCTTCACGCGCTGCAATTTGCCGCTTACAAGCGCACCCGAACCTCTCAGCCTCGAAGGATGCTTCAACGCCACGACGAGTTACAACTCACTGAAGAAAAACAGCTTCTGATCAACTTCGATGATCCTGGCTGCAAAGACTACAGCGCTCAGGACCTGTTCGACCTCGCCGATCCATTGCTCATCCTTCGTACCCCCGAAGGAGAGAAAGTCGAAAAGAAATCGGGAAAGGTGCAGGCTCGCGATTTGGGACGCTATTTCAGCATGTGGGCGAACACCGGTCCCTCAGGAGGCCTTCTGGTCGTTGGCGTGGAAGATGACGGCAAAATCACCGGGTGCGCCAGTCTATCTGAGAGGGACCTGAAGGCGTTAATAACTTGTCCGAATGTCTATGCGCCAGATGCCAGATGCGAACAAAAGCGCATCATATTGCGCAATCACAATAACCGCAACGACTTTATAATGGTGTTTCGCGTCCATTTCTCGAAGGAGAAGTTGGTCGCCACGTCATCGGGCGAATACTACATGAGGATGGCCGACGTTTGCAAAAAGCTCTCTCCTGATGAAGTGGTGGAGTTGAAATGCGATCGGAAGGAAATAAATCCCGAGCTTCATCCATCGACCCTGGAATATCCTCACGACTTCTCGCTAGCAGCGATTTCGGAATTCTGCGAGAGCGTCAGGGATCGTCTCGAACTCACCCACGATCAGTCCGATGAAGATGTCCTCGTGCAGCGCAAACTCGGCAAATTCCAAGGATCATCCTTTCGGCCGTTTATCACCTGCTCATTGCTCTTCGCGAAACAGGCAGGGCTAGAGATTCCTGGATGTCGCGTTCATTTTCTCCGCTTCTCTGGAAAGGCTGAAGGCGTAGGGGATCAATGGAACGCTATCAAAGATATTTGGATAGAGGCTACGGTTCCTCTACTTATCCAGCGAACGGCAGCGGTGATCGAGTCACAGCTCCGAGAATTCAGCAGTTTCGGCAAGGACGGCAAATTCATAGCGGCCCCAGAGTATCCCAAAGGGGTTTGGATGGAAGCACTCGTCAACGCGTGTTGCCATCGATCCTACAGCTTCCGGAACCAAGAGATTGTCATCAAGATGTTCGACGATCGATTGGTCTTCGATAGCCCCGGAGGATTTCCGCCCTCAGTAACGCCGCAGAATATTTTCAGCAGTCGTTATCCGAGGAATCCTAACCTTATGGATGCATTGCTGTACTTCAAATACGTGAAGTGTTCCAATGAAGGAGCCCGACGGATGCTTCACGAAATGCGAGAAAGCAAACTCCCAGACCCAACATTTTCAGAGATCGGTGATGGATTGAGAAGGGTCCGCGTGACCCTATCCAACATGATCGATCGGAGGCAGCCTTGGTCAGACCAAAAGGCTTTTTGGTCAGGGGCGTCTGGAGCGGTGGTTCCCTTGGCCGAGGAAGAGCGCAGGCTAATGACCTATGCCACGCAGAACGATCAAATCAACATCAGCGACGCGGCGCGAGTTGCCGGGGTTTCTTGGCCGCGAGCTAAATCACTCCTCTCAGGACTAGAGGCGAAGGGACTCCTGCAGCACGTTCTTAGGCGCAAGGTCGCAAAGGATACCAAAGGGCACTGGGTTCTTTGGAGGAGGTGATGGTTTCAAGTCTCGATTCCAGAGTCGAAGATTCTTTCGCGAGACCGCCGCTCTTCGTGTTGATCGGGGCGAGATTGAAGCCGTCGATGATGTCCAGCGGATTTACGGTCGGGTAAAGGCGCTGCCCCAAAATGCCGACTTCCAGACTTTCCTTCTGCTGAATCAGACTTGACCGACGGCCCGGTTTTAGGCGCGAATGGACCGTGGAAGAGCGGAAACCCAAGGCGCGGGAAGATTTCAAGGAGTTCGCAGCAAAGTTCTGTGAGCAGAAGTTTGATCGCATCGGGCAGATGGACTTGGCTCTTGCTCTGACGCGCTACTATGTGGAGCGCATCCACAACAGAACGGCTCCTATTATCGACCCTGACGAACTCGACTTCGCTCTCGTTGATGGTGCCAACGACTTGGGGGCGGACCTAATCTACCGCGACGACGGCCGGGTATACGTCTATCAATCCAAATATAAAAAGTCGGTGACAAGGGAAGAGGTGGAAGCTTTCCAAAGCATTTTGGAGCGGCTCCGGTCGAAGGGCTTCAAGAAGAGCAAACAGCTTCTAGACCAGCTCGGCGATATTGATTGGGAGACCGACACCTTCGTTCTCAAGTTCATTTGCCTCGGCAAGATCGAGAACTCCGCCCTTCAACAGACCACGCTCCCGCTAGCGCTGCCACCAGAGCCCAAAGACCTCGCGGAACGGGTCACGATCGAGTATCTAGACGAACCCCGGCTAGATGAGGAACTTAGGACGGCAAGAAGCAGCACCGCCGGCATTCCGGGGGAAATTACTCTTCTAGCGCATGGCACGCGAAACAACCGCTCACCTATCATCGAGCTGCCATTCACCGACTACCCCTCCGTAGTACTGGTGGTAAGCGCCAAGCAAATCGTTGGCATGTATCGCCAGGCGAAGAATACCCTCTTCACCCTCAATATCAGGAACTACATCGGCAGCACTGCTACCAACAGCAACATTATCAAGACCGCCTTGGAGCGTCCGAAAAGCCTCTACTATTTCAACAACGGCATTTCGTGCCTAGCCCGCTCGTTGAAGGTGTGCCAAGAAGCAAGTTCGGTAACGACTACTGGGATTCAGGTGATCAACGGCGCGCAGACGGTTAGAGCCCTGCACCGTGCCGCGGCCCAAGGGACGCTCAGTGACGAAGCCTTCGTACTGGTTCGGATTACCGAGGTGTCGCAGGGATACGGAGGAGAGAACAAGTTCGGATCGGAAATCACGAAGTACAATAACACTCAAAATGTTATCAAGATCTCCGATTTCCGGAGTAACGACCCCATCCAATACGACTTGGCCGCGCGATTCAAAGAGTTCAAGCGTCCTGGAGGAAAGAGGATCGAATACGCGCCAAAGCGAAGCGATGAGCGCCGAGCGCAGACGGTTGTAATCCGGCTCGAAGACTATGCCAAGGTGTGCTATTCCTATTTGTGCGACCCTGTGAAATTCTCAGGAAGCACCTCATTCTTGTTCGAAGCTAGCGAGGGTGGTGGCTACTGTCAGGTTTTTGGGGACGGAAAGAAAGTCTGGCAGATCATGCCGGAAGAGGAGTTCCGGCTCAGAAGCGCGGTCTGGTGGATGGCATCCGTTTTCGCTGATCGCTTGAAGGTTGAGAAGAAGCAGTCCAAGGATAATATCTTCATCGCGGCACTTGAGCGCAAATGGTTCCTGATCTGTGCTGCGAGGCTCGTTCTCGAGAAGGCATTCGGCGAGGAGGAGGCCAAGCTTCGAATGGCGCGGCACTGGGAAGGTGACTGGGCCTTAGGCGAGGGTAGGGTTGGAATGCTGTTCGAAAAGCTCTACGAAAGTGCCAAAGGCGCGGTTCTGTTTGCCTACAGTGATGCCTTGAAGAGAAGCCCGACTTTCAGTCATCGGAACTGGATGCGGAATGAAAAATCCGTGGACAGCATTCGCGATTTTGTGAGCGCAATACCTTACTACCGGGAGATGCTGGAAACATTCTAAGGAGCCCCGCGATCGCGGTATTAACATGTCTTGGCATGATGTTAAAAGGTCTCCTTTGCATCCCCCTATTGAACAAAGATCCATGAAAGACAGCGAACTTAGAGGAATTGTGCTCGACGTGTTCTATCGCCGACGCCGTGAAGGAGGTTTTATCAGCCTCCAAAAGGAGGACTTCGACGATGTTCCTCAGCATTTGGAATGGCCGGATATCTACCGCGTTTGCGACCAATTGGAGCAGCATGGACTGATTCAGTGGAAGCCCATCAGGGCAGCAGGAGGAATCGTGGTTACGGGCATGGGACAGATTACGGCGAATGGTGTGGACGTAAAGGAGGGCGAGACGACGCCCCCAATCTCGATCAATTTCGACCACAGCATCAAAGTAAGCGGATCTAGCAATGTCCAAATTGGCAATGGAAACGTGCAGGAAATCCAAGTCCACCTACAGACGCTTATCAGCAAGATCGACGAATCGTCTGGCTCAGAAGAAGAGAAGAAGGACGCAAAATCGCTCCTCCGAAGATTCGTGGAGCACCCATTGGTTTCGTCGGTTGCCGGCGGCCTAGCTGGTGGAATCAACTGGTGAGGCGGGACATCTCACGCACCCCGTTCGACTAGGACGGGGTGCAAGTCGCAGGTCGAACGCCGCCCCATCATTCACTCTAGGAAACTTCTCTTTCCCTCGCCCGCGTGCTATCTCGCCGACATGAAGCTGCTTCTCTACGCACTCGCCGCCCTGTCCCTCGCCGCCTGCGACAGGTCCGAACAGACCGAAACTAGGCTTGATCCAGTGCCGCTCCTGACGCGGGAAAACGCCGAACTCAAGAAGAAGGTCGCGCGTCTGGAGAAGGAGAAGGAGGAAATGGCCGCCGAAATTGAACTGCGGCTAACGCCACAGGAAAGAGAGCACAGGAAACTCAAGGAGGAAATGAGAGCGTCCGGCGAACGATCGCTGAAATCGCTTTCCGACTTGGAAGCGGAGATGAAGAAGAAAAGAGAATCTCAATCGAAAGGTTCTACTATGGAACCCAATTGATAGACCCCTCCCATACCTGCGTGATTTCCCCGGCCCCGTCGCTCTCGGCGATGATGAAGACGGCCAAGGTGCTGCTGTTGGCCGGCACGCTGGCAGCGAAGAAAGGCCCGTCAACGGCGGTCACCTCGTTAGATCCGTTGAGGGTGAGTTCCACGTAAAGGAATCCCTCCATCGGGGTGGCAAGCAGCCTGTTCACGTCCCCGGCCCATTCGTCGCCTCCGTTGTAGGTGGTTTCCCCGTAGGCGGTGGCCACCCAAACCCCTCCTGGATCATAGAGTTTGGTGGCATCGGCTGCCCGGGTCGCGACAACATCCGTGCCGTCAGAGAGCTCGCCAGCACCGGTGCCATCGAGCGTGAGAATCCAATCCGGATCATCGACGCTTTGCCATCCCTGCCAGCCGGTCGGGGCATAGCTTCCAGCTTGGGCGGTGCCGGAGTAGGGAGCGACGTCCACAGCGGCATTCGGCCACGCTGGCATGTCGCTCTCGGCGTCAATGTCCAAGGTGAAGCCGCTGCCACCGTTGTAGGTCGTTTCCCCGTAGGCGGTGGCTGTCAGCGTCCCGGACAAGCTTCCGCCCGTCACGATGTAGTTCCACGGACTGCCGCCGTTGTAATCGATCTCGGCCTGCGCTCCGGCCACGTAGGTGCCTGCCGGATCCGTGGTGGATCCTCCGGACCGGGTCAGCTCGTCGGATGCCCCGAACCGGATCACATCGTCCCCGGTCACGAAGTCGTGAAAGAGAGTCCACAGCGGATACCCGACCGCCTGATAGTAGGCACCGAAGCCCTCATAGTAGGCATCGAGCACCCAGTCGGTGATTGGATAGGTTCCTGCGCTCGGAGCGCCGGTAAGCCCGCCGAAGCCGCTGCCCGTGGCCAGCTCGTCGGTGCCATCATGCATGGAAAGCGCGCCGGTCCCCGGATCGCGGGTGATCTGCGCGCCCTTCGGGCCCAGCCACTCGTCCGGCACGTTCGGCAAAAAGTAACCCTTCGGCAGGTCTGGATTCGACGGGCCTCCGCTCACCACGTAGTTGCGGCCGCTTCCGCCGTGGAAAGAGAATGCGTTGCCCACCTCGCGCTGGACGGAAAAGTCGCCTCTCTTGGTCGGCACCCTGGCCGTGCTGCCACCGCCGATCAGGAAATAGGTCGAGGTACCATGCAGGCAGTGCACGGCACCGGCGGCCATCGTGAGGTTGCCGCTAGCATCGAGGGTGACCGCGAATTGGCTCATAGGTAAACAATCTGCTCGTTGGGATTCGGGCGGACCGCTTCGAGAAGGGTCCGGTAGGCAAGGCGCGACGGAGGGCCTAGGGTCAAGCGCGTGGCCCCAGTGCTCAAACTGAGACGCTCGGATGAGACCATAGCTCGCATGGTCGCGAGTTCCGCATCCGCGCCGGTGATGCTAACCGTCTTACCCATGTAGCGGACTGCGCCACAATCTTGTTCCTTCCATCCGCAGCTCCCTTTGTAGGGTGTCCAATTGCGCGCCGCGAGGAGCCCGGCGGAGAATCCGGAAGGAGGGGAAATGAAGGTGTAGTCGGGATCGCGGTAGATGGTGGATCCTGATGGAGCGCTGGCGTTGATCAGGTAGGCCGGGATCTCAAAGTTGTGGGTGAAAAGCTCATATCCCGAATAATTGCTGCTACTCGTCCCGCGGAAGCCCGCATCGTCGGTGCCGGTCCACTGGATGGAATACCACCAGGTAGGGAGCTGGTGGATGGTTGGCGTACCACCCGCACTGGTGTAAGTCGATTCCTTGTAATCGTAGTAAAGTGAGCCGACGATCGATACCTCTTCGACGGTGTATTGATCTTTCAGCCATTCTGGAAGGCTGGGGGAAATCAGGATGTTTTTGCCAGAGGTGGAGACCGTCTGCCCTTGGGAATTAAGAAACGAAACCGCGGCAACGGGAATCGACTTGTTGAGGGTCGGTAGATCGCTCGATTTGGTCTGGTATTGGAGGGTGGCAGGGCCGATCCCAAGAGGTAGAGACTGAGGAGAGATGCCCGCCAGTTGACCGGCGGAAACGATGTTCCCGTCCCGGTTCATGATCCAGTTCTTCAACGCCGTGCCGGAGGTCGCAACCGTCTGCAGCACATAGCTATCGAGCTTCTCTTCTGGCAGGAAGGTATCCAACTCTTTCCCGCTAGCCGTGAGGATCATCACGTGGCCAATCTCTTCGGTTCCGGACTTCTGTTCCTGGAAGCGACGTGCTCCGGTGACTCCGCGGTCGTAATAGGGAACGCGCACCTGGGACACGCGAAGCTCATCTTGGGAAACGACCTTGAATTGCCCGGGCGTGAAGTCGGCTGCAGCGAGAGTGACATCCGCCATAGATCCGGCCGCCAGCCCTGAAAGCCTACGGGAAACGTGAATGTAGGGATGACCGCTGCCAGTTGAGTAGTCGAACCAGACTGACATGTCACCGATCATTCGGACCAGCGTTGCAATCGCGTCCGCACAGCTGCCGTTGTTCACGGTGAGAGGGATGCATGAAAAAGTGGTGGCGATCGTGCCTTTGATCATCGGTGCACCGAGGGCGATGCATCGATCGATCAGCGTTCCGAGGCTGGTGGTCATGCTCTGGGTGGCAAAGCCGATCGTGGTGCGGACCCCAGCTCCGCCACCGCTGGCAGCATCGAGCGTCACGGCCGTCGTGAGGGGAATTTTCTCCAACCAGTGCCACGGGCCCACGACATCAATGCTCATCGAATAGTCGTTTTGATCGGGGCGCAAGGCGTGGCCACGGAAGAAGCGCTGGCCATTCCGGTAAAGTGTGACGAGCTGTCCTTCCTCGGGGAATTCCTCGGTGGTGGGGGATAAGCTTTTCAGCGGGACACTCCATGTCCACCGGTCCAGGCCAAGCGAATTCCACTCGATCGCGTCACCACCGCCGAGGAAAGGCCGCACTGCTTCAGTGAGCCTTTTCCCGGACTCTCCGGAATATGTCCAGATGTTAGTAGGCATCGTTTAGCGGGGTTGAGGCGAGTTCTTCGATTGCTCTAAAAGCTCTTTGGCGAGCGACTCCACCTGCTCAAGGCGGCGCATCATGTTTTGAGCCGCTTGGTTGTAGGTTCGGAGATTGGTTTCGTATCCTTCCACCACCTTGATGAAAAGCGAAGTGGCCTCCTTGGATTCTTGAGTTCCGTTAGTAAGACTCGTCATGACCGTCCTGAGGTCGGTCTGGATCTGAACTTGCTCGGCAGCCGCGATATTGCCATCGGACAAAGCTTGCTGAAGCCTAGCCATGGCCTCCTTCTGAGCGGTCGTGAGCGTCTCTCCTTGCTGACTCGCAGTGTTGACAAGATCTAGAATTTGCGAAGCTCGCGCCGCTGATTCATCGCCGATATCGAGAAATGCCTGCTCGAGCTTGGCGTCCCTTTCGGCCAACAGTGCGCGAAGTTCTTGTTGAGCCACTTGAATCGTGGTCTCCGCATTCTTCTGCGCCGCTTCCGCCGCAACCCGTGCCGTGTTGGCTTCGGTTTTCGCTGAATCAACGTCAGCTTGGGTCGTGTTGTCGTTAGCCTCCGCCAGCTTCGCCCGATTCTCGGCCGCAGCTGCTGCAGTGGAGGCTAGATCCGCACGCGCCTTAGCATCCTGAATCTCCCTCTCAAGAGCGGCAATGCGGTCAGTGAATTCCCCTTCGCTGCCTGCCACTCCCACCTGAAAAGGGCTCGCTCCAGAGCGAAGGGATGACGCCTGAGTCGCACCACGTACCGCCGTATCAGCCGCGGCCGTCGCGTCCCGCACCTTCACGAAACGCTCATACTCCGCAATGGCGGCGGTGATCGCCTGTTTACCGCGATCAAAGAATTCAAAGAGCGAGTTACGTCGGTTCTCCATGGTGGCGGAGTCCATTGCCACCTTGAGGTTCCTGGCCGAAGTCGCGGCATCGTCCTCCGCCGCTTTCAAAGCTTTAAGGTCATTGACCGTGCCCGAGATGGCAGTTTTCAGCGGACCGCTCATCAGGCCCACGGCGCCACCAATCGCAGCCCCGAGCGGACCCGCGACGGCGAAGCCAGCGGCAGCACCTTGGACGGCGGAGGAAACCGTTTCCATGCCGGTGGCAAGGCCTCCAACAAGACCCGCGCCCTTCACGTTCGCGCCCTGTAGTTCGACTGCCAAGCCCCGCACGGCGGCGGCGGCCCGACCCATGGCCTCTCCGAATTGCTGGGCGAGCTGCGCGCGTTGCAAGCCGATCACCTTGTCGAGTGCCGGGGCCGCAGCTTCCGCCTCTTCCCGCGCCTTCTTCATCGCCTGTGCGCGCTCGACGTCAGCTTCGCGCTGCTTCTGCAATGCGGCTTCGTTGGCGGCAGCGAGATCCTCGACCGCATCCGTCTCTTCGCGGATGGCCTCGGTTACTTCATTGGTCGCCCGAAGCTGGGAACCATCCGTCATCGGGTTCGTTTCCCCGAGGTGCTTCTGGGCCTCGGCGACCTCCTCAATTGCCTCGATCGCCTTCTCGGCACCGGAGGTGTCGGCCTCCGTGTTCAGCCCGATCCTGACGTCCTTGTCGTTCCCTGCCATGCCGGAGGGTCACGTGACGAGCGCCAATCCGCGATTCGGTGGAGTGGTCCCCGGCTTAGCCTTCGTTCAATAGAAGTGCCTGGTGCAGTGCGGCCATCTCGAAGATGTCCAAGGCGGTCTGCTGGATCACGAGCCTGCCGACATCACCGGCCGCCGGATTGGCCGCGCTTGCGCCTGCCATGATTCGTGTGATGCCGCTATTCGTCGCGGAGGTCGTGCCTGCACTGGTCAGGGCTCCGGAGGCGACGAGCACCCCGTCCACATACAGCGCGGCGGTGCCGGTGGCGTAGTTGATCGACGCCGCCAAGGTCTTGTGCGCATACTGGGTCAGCCCGGCGGCGTACGTGATGGTAGCTGTGGCCTCGGCATCGAGCCGCCGGACCATCACCTTCAAATCCCCGTCATCGACCCGTAGCAGCGCACGTGGATTCAGACCGTCGGCGGTGCCACAGAAAATCAGGTCATTGTCGCCGGTGACCCGGTTCAAGGTTCCGCGCCAGGCAAGCGACACCCCGCTGACCCCGTTCGCTTGAAGAGGGGTGGCCAAGGTCATGCTGTCATTCGTCCCATCGAACTGCGCACGGAATCCGCTTACGATCTTGGCCGGAAGCACGCCGGTACGGTTCACTGTCATGTTGCCAGCCGCATAGAAGTCGGCCACGGTGGTAGAACCGCTGGCGGAGTTGAAGAATTGCAGCCAGAAGTCGGTGGAGGCGGAAGCGGCCGTGTTGTTGTGCGTCTTCCGCGTGATCACCTGCATGGAGTAGCCCTTCATCAGGTTGAGGGTGCCGTCATCAGTCGCGCCGATGTTGAGCGACGCCGTGGAATTGAAGACGGCGGTGGATACGCCCGTGATCGCTGCGCCGAGCTGTATGGCTTCGGTGGAAAACAGTCCACCCGCCGGCGGAAACGACGTGCTGGCCAGCCAGAAGCGGATCGTGCTGCCGACCCGGACGCCTGCGATCGTGGTCAGGGTCCGGGGGGCAAGGCCGCTGGGGACCGTGCTGGTGTAGGTGAGGATCCCGGCCGCGGTGCCATCGGTGGAAAGCTGAAGTTCGATCGTGCCGTCGGTATTGACGAAAAGCGCGAAGCTCCGCTGGTCGCCCGCGGCGGTCCATTTGGAAATCAAGCAGGTCTTCGCGGCCGGGGTGTAGCTGTCGAGCTTGCCCTGCCACGCAAGGCACAGGTCGCCGGAGAGATCCAGAATCGCGTTGTCCGGAACGCTGCCATAGTTGCCAGCGATGCCCGGCAGGTAGAGCCCGCCGTAGTATGTGCTGGTGAGCACCGAGCGTGCGATCGCGACCGGCTGGTTCGCGCCGGTGGCCTGCACCGCATCCATCGATCCGGCTCCTTGGTTGAGCCAGGTGGCGAGCGCCTCAAGGGTTTCCGCCTGCATGCCGGAATCCGCATAGAGCGCGACTTCGGCTTCGCTGTCCGGAGCCGTGGTGCCGGAGTCCTCGACGATCTCCCCGCCGAGAATCACGAGAGTCTCTTTTGTAAGCCTGCCGCGCTGGTCGTTCGGCCATGATTCGACGGCGGCGTTCTTGATCCGGTAGTTGGTCCCGCTGGCGAAGGAAAGGAGCACGTCGGCCATGTAGCGCGGCGCGGCAAGCGCCTGGGCGATCCGCTCTTGAAAGGCGTCCTGAATCTCGTCCTCGATGCGGCAGAGGGTGAAGGTCAGCTTGTGGGCTTCGTTCCCGCGCGGGAAGTTCTGGACTCCCGCACGGTTCAGCCCGGGTGCGGTATCGACCGCTTGTTTGCCGTCGATCTTGACCGGCTCCCACATGGGATCATCGATCTCGACAAGAACAAGTTGGGCGCCGTCCGGGTCCCAAGTGACACGGACCACGGAATCGAGCAGCACGTCTTCAGCCATGGGAAAATCAAATGGTCACCGTCTGTGGTGGCTCGGGGAGTCCGCCTTCGCCGCCGGCAAGATCTTGAAACGTCATCGCGGTCACTACCCCGCTGCCGTTGTTCCCGGGGGCGTTGGCCACGGTAACGAGCGCGGAGGCCGCAGCACTCGCCTCGATCGCAGCCTCGACCTGCGCAGCCGTGCTGGTGATCGCGGCCGACCCGTTGGTTGCAAGGTTCACGGTGATGGTGAAGCCTGACACCGAAACAGAGAGCGCGGCGTTGTTCGTTCCGGGGTTGACATAGATCAGGCCGATCACATTCCCAAGCCGTCCCGCAGGCACTGCGGTGAAGAGCAGATCGTTGTGCGTGCCGGTCAGCGCGGTCGTAAGTGTCGCCTGCACCGTCGCCTCCGCGCCGTCCTGCTCGATCGAGAGCGGAGGCGGGAGAAAGTAGGCAAAGGCAAGCGTGCCCCCGACAGTGCCGGATTCAGCGACCCATGATTCCACTTCCCACGGATAGGCACCGTCCCCGCTGAAAAGCGCCAGATCGGCACCATCTTGAATCGAGCAGGCCGTGTCTCCTGCGATCACGCGGGAAGTCCCGCCGACTTTGAGGTAGTAGCGATCTCCATCATCCGGCTCCGGGGCCAAGGACCAATCGCCATTGACGTCACCAGCAGCAGCGCCAGTGCAACCGGAAATGGTGAAGCCCGCCCATAGGCCGGAGAGCGTAGCCAAATCGACCGTGACAGGAGCAGGCATGATCAGGTCAGGTTCGTGATCTCGCCGGTGTTCAGCGAACTGTAAAGCTGGGTGAGGATCAGCGCGTAGTCGTCGAGGTTCTCACCGAACTTGTAGGGCTCTACGCGAGCCTCTGCCCAGATGTTGAGGGCGGAGATCAGGTCGTTGTTCTGGTCGTAGGACTGAACGATCCACCAGCCCTTGAGCAGTTCGCTGCGCGCGCCGGGAACAAACACTCCGGACGATGGCTCTTCGCCGCCGAGAATGAGTTCGGCGAGCGTCGTCATGGTGAATTGCTGAAGGGAGAACGCATACTCGATCGTGGAGCTGAGCATGATGTTCGCGCGATCCTGATACTTGCCGGGGGACGGGGCGCGGCGCTTCACCGTCTCCATTTCGAAACGAGGCTCCCAATCGGAGACCGTGGGAAACGCGGTGTAGTTCGAGGACGGGGTCGTGTCCGGCTTCGCTTCCTGGGCGACGGTCACACCGTCGATCACTTCGCCGGCACGGGCGAAGAGCAGATGGCTACCAATGATGAGGTCTTTCACGGTGGTTCAGTGGGTGAGGATAATCAGGCGGTGACTTCGATGATCTCGGCTTCGCCCCGGTCACGGAGGTATTCGGCGTATGCGAAGGACACGCCGGGGACCACTTGGCCCTTGCCGAAGGTGAAGTTTTTCGCCTTCACCCCGCTTTTCAGCGTACGGATCTTGGCGGTGCGGGTGTCCACCGGCTTTTCTTCGGTGGCTTCAGCGGTGGTGGATTCTTTCGGCATGGTCGTGGATCAGTTGAAATTTCCGGGGGCTTGAACGGTCAGGAGCGAAACGTCGTAGTTGGGATCTTCCGGGTAGCTGACGCCATCGCATTGCAGCCACATCACATTGTTCGATGCCACTGCTGTCGGCCACCACCCTTGCAGCTTCGCTTCAATCGCGGTCATCAGGTCGTCCGAGTCCATCACGTCCTTCTGCGTGAGCAGCGGGGCGGTGAAGAGCGTGACGGAGAAGGTGCCGGTGTAGAACGAGGATTGCTTTTTCTGGACGTTCTTGGCGCCCAGCAGGCGCACGATCACCGCCTTGCCGCGGGTCTTGGCCATCCGCTTGTCGAACTCGCTCTCGATGTCGTATTTGCGGAACACCACGACCTTGCCAGCCAGTTCCTCGATTTCCTCGAGTCTGGTTTTCATGGCTTCGGCAATGGAGCGCAGGCGGGTCATCAGAAGGAGAGAAGAGCGTCACCGCCAGTGACGGACGAACCGGGATCCACGGCGGGCGCGGCTTCGGTTTCGACAAAGGCGGAGGCGGACATTTTGGAAAGCGAGTCGCGGAACTTGATCGCGTTGTTGTACTCGTCGCGGCGCGGATCGGTCATCCCTTCGGGAACAGGGTTGAGACCGATCAGGGCGGTGCGGGTCAGCACGGAGGCGGCACCGATGCAGAAGTCCGGCAGCGTCCCCGCCGCGCCGAAGAAGCTGACGTTCGGATTCGCCATGATCAGCCCGCGGAACTCGGCGAGCATCTGCGCGCGTACGAGCGGCAAGCGGTCGAGGGCATCCTCTGGCACTACCGCCTCCCCTCCTTCCTCCGGATACTCGGACTTTGCCGTCTCTTCGAATACCTCGAGCTCCCGGGCGGACATCCGGGATTTCACGTGATCATCGGTAAACGGGATCCAAGGCATGGAAGTGATCAGGCTTTAAGCGAAAACCCTGCCCGCTTTGCGGGCGGACAGGGCTCGGGATGCGAGGCGATGGACAACAACCAGGTGCGACAACAGAAGTCAGAAGAGCAGCGCGTAAACGCCGGAGCCGGAGAAGGTGCCAGCGGTGGCCGTGGCCGTCTGCGCGACGCGGACGTAACGGCGGGTGTTCGGAGGAAGCGGAAACTCCACGGTCTTGGCCGCGGTGCCTGCGCCGCCGGATGCGGTGATCGTGGTGGAGACGCCGGAATCGACGGCCGCCCAGCTCGAATTGTCGGCGGAGTCCTGGAGCGTGAAGGTCAGCACCTTCGTGTCCGAGATTCCGGCCACCGCGGGGATGGCGACTTCGAGTTGCAGGCCTTCGATGAGTCCGCCGGCCACCTGGTCGAGGTCGAAGGCGGCGGAGTTCGAACCAGCCTGCGCAAGCGCAACGGTCGAGATGAAGTTGGCGTCTTTCTGACGGCGGGAATGAAGTTGCATGGCTTGTGGATATGAGGTGAAGGCTGCGGATCAGGCGACAATCGCTTCGGTGTTGAGGATGTTGTCGGTGGTGACAATCGGAATGCCGAAGGCTTCGGTCGGGATCGGAGCGACCAGACCCATTGCGGATCCGACATCTCCGGCTTTGCCGTTGCCTTGAAGAACCACGGTGCGGCTCTTCTGAAGCTGGGTGCGGCTCTGGCGGCTCATGAAGAGAGCGTCGGGCGTGAAACCCACGGGGAACTTGGCCAGCAAGTCCGCGAGGAGAGAATCCGTCAGGCCCTTGCCGTTCTGAACGGTCAGATTGCAAATGCGGCCGATCGCGTAAGGATGAACGCACTGCAGGCCGACCCACGCGGTGAGGTTGGAGACGTATGCGTCGTATTGGCCGCCAGCGGCATCGGTGACCGATTGCTCCCTGAACGGCGGAAGCTGCAAGGTGCTGTTACCGCCGTAGATCATCTGCACGAACTGCGGGCCGAACTTCACCGCGTAAACGGAAGTGGCCGAGTCCGCGGTCGAACCGGTGGCATCAACGCGCATGGCGGCGGGGCACAGTTCGCGGAGTCCCGGGAAGCCCTTCGTGTCTTCGGCGGTGCCGTAGTAGATTTGCTTGCCAATCTCGATACCGGCGGAGCGACCCACGCCCTCGGCTTCAATCCGCTGGAGAACAGCCGGGCCGTCCTCATGGTCCATGGCGACCGCCTTGTCCACGTTGATGGCACCGCGGAAGATGAAGCACTCCACCAGCTTCATGGCGAAGGAGGACTTGCCAGGGGCAATCCCTTCGTTCGCATGGGTGAAGCCGGTTGTGGGCAGCGCGGTGCGGTCAACCGTCTTGTAGGAGGTGCCGCGGATGGTGCGACCGGGAATCACGCCAAGCTCAGGCGCGGCGGTCACGACCGATTCAATGAGGCCAACTTCACGGGAGTGGCCGCGAAGCTTGGTGAGGTCGAGCAGGCTAAGGGATGGCATGATGGTGTCGGGTGGAAATTAGAAAGGGGGTGGATCAGGCTTTCTTGACCTCTTCGGCGAGCGCGGCTTCGAGCAGATCTCCGCCTTTCAGGTCCTTGAACTTTTCTTCACCGGGCTTCGTCTTCTCAGCACCGCCAGCGACGACGATCGGCTTTTCGAGCCCTTCGTGCTGCTTCGGCAAGGCGATGAGCATCTTCTCGGCGAAGGAGTCACCGGCGGAAATGCGCTCGCGGAAACCCTTCTGGGTTTCGTCGTCCTTCGCGGCGATCCGGCCATCAGCGACAGCGGCGGAGACAAGATCATCGGCGCGCTTTTCAGCGGCTTCCTTCGCTGCCTTATCGGAGGCTTCGACTTGCGTCTTGAGATCATCGCGCTCCTTGATGAGGCCCGGAACCTTCGCGGCTTCCGCGGAGATCTCCTTGATCTTCTTCACCGCATCGGATTCGGCGGTCGTATGCGATTCGGCGATGCCGAGTTCGGCGAGGATGAGGTTTGGCATGGTCGTGGAAGCTTTTATTTTCGAGTGCTCGTCGGCCTCTGCCGCGGCGATGCGCTCGATTTCGCGGAAAGCCGGTTCATTCACCAGCGCTCCGAGTGGTCCCCGGTCGGGAAGGCCCATAGGAACGCCGTCATCGTCGAGGTCGAAGCGCGGTGAGAAGTAGGCGAAGTCCCGGCCCTCGATCGCAGACTTGCCCGCACCGGACCAATCCACCTCGCACATCAGGCCCTTGCCTGGCTGGTAGCGGAAGCCGGTCGGGAAGCCGGAGGTCGGCCCGCTCGCATCATGCTTGAAGTCCAAGCGCGGCTTCACGTTGTTGCCCTGCAGCTTCGTGAGGTCAGCTTGGAATGCCGCGGCCACTGCCTCGCCCTTCTCCGGCAGCAAACGCACAAGGATGCCATCGGGGTGACTCTGCGGATAAATGTGGTTCTCCCCTTCCGGGATATACACGATCTCCTTGGGGGCCTCCTTCGTGGAGGCAAAGGGATTCGCAAGCGCGGTGATCAGGCGAGGCATGCAGCCATCTACCGATCACGATGCAAAGATGGAACGCGCCTCAGTGGTCCCCAGCTCCGTGATGCTCGGAAAGAACATCCCCGGGCATGGCGCGCGCGGGCTCCGTGATGCGGCGAAGCTCCTCGCGCTCACTGTCCGTGATCTCTCCAGACTCACGTTTCGCGGACAGTTCGAGCAAACGGGCAACCTCCGGATCCCGCAGCATTGCCGCTTCCGCCTCGCTCGTTAGAAGTGTCCGAAGGTCTCGCTTCACTTGATCACCGCGTTTTCAATTTGGAGGATACCGGGGAATTGCGCTTGCAGCAATGCCAAAGCCTGGCGCCTGGCTTGCGGGGTGTCCCCGCCGCTGATCGCCATCTTCTCGTAAACCTGCACGATTTCCGCGATCTTCTCCGAATTCACCACGCCGGCGCTGATGCGGAACAATTCTAAACTGCCGACTTCGTTGCGCGTGACCACGCGAAGCGTCCGTCCCGGGAAAAGCAGCACGTGCTTCAGATCGCTGCCACTGGGGCCCAATCCAGTCGGGTGATTGTGGGAGATGATCGCATCGGGAGCGATGTCCGCCGGCACAGTGACGGTCCTCTCGCTACCGAGCGTGGCCTTCTGCAGGCGTCCGTCCGGAGTATGGGCAAGCAGGATCTCGTGAGGAGATTCAGCAATCCAGCGCTCTTCCGGGGTCACGATCAAATCATCGGAAAGCAGGTGTCGTGAGCGGTTCGCGCCCTTGCCCACTTCACGCCCTTGCTGGTTCTGAGCCGCCTTGCGATCAACCGTTGAAAAGATCTTCTCCGCAATGGTCCGTTGCTGGTCCGGGTTCGCATTCCCGCGGCTCGATGTTTTGGAGAAGCGCTCCTCGATCGACCCTTCCTTTTCCAACTTCAATCGATCCCCCTCCTCCTTCACCTGCCACGACAGCGGCTTGATCCCGGCTCGCAGCTCGTCCTTCAGCTTCTGCCGCATCTCGGGCGTGAGGGTCTTGATGTAGGCGTCCACGCCCGTATTCAGATCCGGCATCTCCGGATTACCTTCGGCGGGCGTCGCAGGCGCGGGCGGTGAAGGAGGAGCTTCATCGGGCTGGATCAGCCCCAGGCGAATTGCGACCTCGCGGGATTCGTCCTCCTGTCCCATGCCCGACCCGAAGCCATACGGTCCCCACGGTACACCGAAGCCACCAATCTCCGGATCGTTCTGAAACTTCGCCCAGAAGTCATAGTCGGTCTTCAGGCGAACCTGACCTTCGCTCACCGCATGGCGCGGGCGGGCCTCGGCGACTCCCTTCTCGCGGATGAAGCGCGCGGCTGGCCACGCATAGCGGACTTTGGGTGACATCCCCTGCCTCCATTTCCCGTATCCGTAGGCCTGCCGAATGTTGGTATCGAAGATCAGCGCGAGACGGGCGGATGAGCGGATGTCCGTCAGGTCGTTCCGGTTCACGTCCCGGAAGTCCTCCTCTTTGACCATGCCCTCGGCGACCATGAAGTCGCGCATCTGCTTGATGAAATCGGCGCGGTTCCCCACCCGACGGAGCGTGTGCTTCTCGCCATTCGGCCCGGTCACCTCTTCCGTCGTGCCGACCATGTAGTCGAAGAGCATGCCCTGCATCCGGTCGAGAAAACGGGCGCTCTCGACGTGCGCCGAAAACATCGATTTCACGCGGACCGATGGATGCTCGGCAGCCCACTCCGCGGAGCTCCACTCCTGCGGGTTGGGGTCCTTTTCAAGGAGGAAGGTCACCGCCTCCCGGAATGGCATGGGGCGTTCGATCATAGCCGTTCGATCATTTCGGTACGCCAGGCATTGGCGAAGGCTTCGCGCAGGTCTTCTTCAGGCGGCAGCGCGCCCTTCCACGGATCGTGCGTAACGGAGCGGGTGAGAGCATAGACCGCGCGAATCTTGCCGCGTGCTGCGATCTGCTCGCGCTGCCCGTTCCTCCGCTTGCCATAGGTGCGATTGAGAACGCTTTCGCTGCCGATCCCTTTGGTCCGTTCGAACAAGGCATTGCGTCCTTTGATTGTGAAGAGATCGACGCCGAAATCCCGCTCGTATTCCGAGGCCCGGCGCCCGTGCGCTTCGGGGACCATGGGAATAGTCAAAGCGCTCACTCTTTTTGGCCGGATCGTCCCGCCGCGGACCTTGTGGCCGAGGTGCGGGGCATCGTTCGAGATCGTCACCCCGTCCGAATCCACCTTCGCCACGTTCCATGAATCGGCGACTTGCTTGCCGAATCCCGTGCGATCGCGGCCAGGCCCATGCGTGGGAAGCGAGCGGTTTTCCCATCCTCCGCGATCATCATATTCGCGATGATACCGTGTCGCCTCGAGCACCGCGGCGCGCCCGGCAACGCCATTCAGCTGCGCGGCCTGCGAGCCGGTCAGCATGGAGATCAGTTCCTTCAGCGCGGGTGTGGCGCCGTCGGCAACGTTGACCCGGATTTTGATCATGTCTCGTAACGTTGGACGCTGCCCGCGAGCATCGCCGAGCCGATCGCTTCCTCGAATGCCTTCTGCAGGCGCTCGGTGCCCATCAGGTCGTAGAGCTCGGGCATCTGCCGCTGGATCTCCGCAAGCTCGGCCTGCAAGGTCTCCTCGCTGACATTGGGATCCGAGGCGAGCGCGATGATCCGCTCGAAGGTCGGGCGAAGCGGAGAGAGCCATTCGGCGCGGACGCCGGTCAGCCCCGCAATCACCGCATTGGAGAGCTTGTCCACGGTAGGAATCTCCCGGTCGGCGGCAGCGGCCTCGATCTTCGGCTTCTCCTTGGGCTCGGGCTTCTCGTCCTCCTTCTTGGGCTTGTCATCGCCCGGCGGAACTTCTTCACCCGGGACCGGTGGCACCGGCAAGCCGGTCTTGGGGTCGATCACCTGCTTCGGGTCCGGCTTCTCCTTGAAAAGTTCGGCACCGGCGGCGGGCAACGGGATTCCATGGCGCTCGTAGAACCATGCCTTTTCGACCGGAGTGTCGCCGGAGGTGATGCCGAGTTTCTCATCACGTTCAGCTAGCGCTTGCTCGTCCTTCGGCTCTTCGTAGACCGCCCACACGCTCGGCACGTCGGTGCGCTCGCCGTAGTTCACCGCCACGATAGCCGGCGCAAGCTGGTGAGTGAAGATCTCCCCCACGAAATCGCAGATCCCGGCGATCACATCGTCCCGGACTTCCATGTGCACCGTGCCGAGCGCCTGGCTGCCCTTGTCGCCCTGCGAGCTGGTCAGCGTCTGCCCGAGGATGAAGACGTCGCACTGCTCGTCGGCCAGATTGAGAAGCTCGCGCTGTGGCAGGGTGGAGGCGCTCTTTCCTGACTCCTCAAAATTCAGTTTAGTGCCAGCAGGGAAGACGCCCCATGCTGACGAGCCGATATTTTGCATCATATTCTGAATCTCGGCCTTCGCCTTGGCGTCACCCGCCACGTATTCCGCCCAGCGGATCGGTTGCCCGAAAAGCTGCGCGTAGCTCATGAACCATTTCAGGCCGAAGACCGCCGCGAGCCAGTAGCCGGTGAGCGCGCGGAGCGGGGCGGCAACGGTCGCGTGCCCGGAGTGAACGCCATTCACCGCAACCAGGAAGCGGTTCGGCGGAAAATCCTCGAGCGCGTGGGTGCCGCTCTTGCCGCCGGTCTTGTCGAGCATCAGGCGGTCCGGGCCCTCGATGTCGTAGGGATAGCCGTAGAAGCGCGGGGAAAGAGTCTTGGTCGCCTTCGGCATCCATCCGTTCGGCCCGCGGTTCCAGTGAATTTCCATCACCTGGTGCCCGAGGAAATACCCCATGGCCAACTCCTCCGCGGTACCTTCGAAGCCCTTCAGCCCGGTGATCGGGTCCGGCCGCATCGACCAGATGGCATTCTCCACGTCCTTGGCCAGCCGCTCCGCCTTGGCTTTCGGCTTCTCGCCGCGGAGTGACCACGGAACCACCTTCCACGGGGCCTTGCGGACCTGACGCTTGACCTCGGCCAAGCACTTTTGCAGCCGCGGCCACGTGTCGATCATCGCTTGGAAAAGCATCTGCTGGAGACGCATGTCCCCGGTGATCGTGCCGTCCAGCGTCCCACGCACCTCATCCGGCATCTGCAGCCGCTCGATTACCTCAAAAAGCCGGTCCCTCGCCTCGGGGACCACGATCGACCCGGAAAAGTTGTCAGCGGATCGCGGGGATGCAGCCGCAACGATCTCATCGCGGCGCTTGGGGAGGTTCGCACCTGCGAGACGGAAGCCATTCTGTGACCCGGACATGCGGGACAAGGTGGCAATACTCCCGTGCCATGTCGCTCGCGGGCGGTGGTCCCCGGTTTCAGTGACGGTCCGTCCCTCCAAGGCACTGGCCCCCGAGTCACCGACGGGGTCATAAATCGTATTCCTCCACGTAGTTCTCGATGACCCGCAGGATGCCGCGGTTCGTGTTGTGGTGACTGTTGGAACCGTTGAACCCGAGGCGAGACACCAACAGGATATTGTCCCCATCAAGTTCCGGGTAGGGGTAGGAGTCGCCCTCCTCCTGGTAGTTGAAGACGCCGAGATCGACGATGGTCGCGACTACGGTCCATGTGACGAGATCGTCCGACTTCCAGACCTTCATCACCGTGCGGTCGTCGGTCACGTCTCCGGGTTTCTTGTTGCCGAAAAGGAGGTAGGTATCGGTGACCGGGCAGCGAATGATGTGGAACTTGCACCACCCTGCCTCCAAGGCGACGGTTTCAACCGGGGTCAGCGTGTTGGTGTCGAGATCGTAGTCCCACGAACTCGCGAATTCCCCCATGAAGGAAAGGCGGCCAAGGAGCCCCAGTGAGCTATCAGGACGCTCAACGATAATGTGCTCGAAGGTCTCCTTGCCTCCGGCAAGATCCGTCCCGAAGATCGGGTCGTAGGTGGTGCTCGCCACCACGTTTGATTTCACCCAATTGCCAGCGGTCATCAGATCGGAAGTGATGTCCACCTTATAGACGAACACCGCGTTGGGCCGGGAGCCTGTGGTGACCTCCTCGCAGGGAAATAGCGCATATCCGTCCTTAATGAGGACGTTTACGTTCCCGGTGTGGTGACGGGAGGTGGTGATCGTTGTGCTCGACCAGTTCACCCCGGAGTCCGTCGTCTTCTTGACCACGGTGTGACCGGTGAATTCGTCCCCGGTGCCGAAAATATAGAACGTGCCGTCCGGGTCCCCCGGTAGCCGGAACATCCGGCCCCAGAAGCAGGCGGAGATTGTCGCGCGAAGAGCCCACGTGTAGCCCTCGTCACTCGAAACATACACCTTCGACTTGCCTACGAGGGAGGCATTGGTCCCGAAAGTATCGTGGACGGCGATGAGTTCGCTTCCCGCGCGGATGATCGAAGGCGATCCGAGGTAGGCGGTGGTGGTGGCCTGCGACGGCTCTTGCAACGCGAACTGCGATCGCGGCTGGCCATTGGGCAGCGGTGCCTCGAATCCGCCTCCGCGCACGCCAAGACGAAGGATGCTGTTGAAGTTCCGGCTGATCTTACCCAGGTCCGCCTCGGAAATATCTCCTTGGTAGCACCAGCATAGCTTGCCGTTGCCCACAAAAGGAATCAGCCCGTCCGCGGTCCTGCCGATCACGAAGTTGACGTTGGACGGCGTGTAGGTCCGCCCGGTGTCCGAAGTTCCCGCCGCCGCATCCACCCCGTCCAGATACACGCTGAGATCGGTAGCTCCGCCCCCGCCAGTGTTACGCATGGCGAAGACGCGCATGTCGTTCGACTCGTCCGCCGTGCCGGTATTCGCCTCTTCGCTTGCGCCGTCGTTGTAAAAGGAACGGAGGTTTCCGCCCGTTGAGAAGTTGATCAGGTTTGTCCGCCCGGCCACACCCGCCCCATTGTTCTGGGAGACAGCGCAGCGCTGGGCCGCGCTAATGTTGTTCATGTTCCCCACGAACACGCAGGCCAGTGGCGTGGCGGTGAAGACCGGACCGGTGACCGTGATGTAGTTGCTGCCTGTGAAACGCGTGCCGCGGTTCGCGCCGGAGATTCCGGTTACGGTGCCATTCTTGGCCAGCTTCACATCGTAGATCAGCGTGTAGTCATCGCCCTTTGTGGCGGGCATGATCTGGTAGTCCCCTTGCAGGATGTAGAAGGCCGCCGTGCCGGTCCATCGGTCCGCGGATAGCTGTTCCCAGTCTCCGGCCTCACCCTTGAGCATGCGAATCGAGTTGGACAGGCGTCGCTGGTAAGTGGGCAAGATGGTCGTGACTGTCTCCGCGTAGGTGATGGCGACAGGATCAAGCTCGCCGCCTCGAATCAGCGGAAGCAGCCGCCCTGGAACATGGGACGGAGCGAAATGCGGCGGGTCGTGGGTGACATGCTCAGTCATGGCATCAGCCGTCAACGATGAGAACGCGAGCGGCGACGGACCCCGCCTTCACCTTGATGGTGGCCGAAGTCGGATAAATGATCCGGGTGTCGTCACCGTCACGTGACTGGTAGATCACGCCCCATGAGGCCCCGGAATCCGCCGTGTTCTTTGCCAGCACCTCGCAAGGCTTGCTGCTATTGAAAGCGAGTGGTGCTAGCGGGGTAACCGAAAGCTCGGAGGATGACGCCCCGGCGGCGAGGGTGGTGTTCAGCACGTCGGCCATGAACGGAGCGTGCCACCGTGTCCCATGGAAACGAAATGGCGCGGAGTGGTCCCCGGTTCACACGATCGGCCCCTCGATCAGGATCACCGGGAAAAGCTTCTGCTTGTGCTTCTTCTGCGCGTCGTGGGCATCCTGCAGCCAGGGTGAGCCCTCGGGCACCGTGAGGCAAAGCCATGAGGACGTGCCGGTCACCGGTCCGCGGCCGAAGTGGATGTTGACCTGCTGGTGTCCCCACTCGTCGTAGTTCCGGGGATCGTTCCTGCCCCACATGCGGGTGACGTGGAACTTGCCCTCGTGGGGAATGCCCAGCTTCTTCGCTACCTTGGCATCGTCGGCCTGCCGGAACGCCGGCCTCCTGCCCTTGTGCGCGCCGGGGTAGAACCACCAGACGCCGGGTTTCAGCATGCCGTAGGGCTTCCCGACACCCTCGTTCCACCCGAGCTTGGACGGGTCGGTGTTAGCATTGGCAGGGACGAAATCGTCCGGCGTGACCAGGAAGAACGCATCGTCGAAGTATCCGAAATCGTTCTCCTTTGTCGGACCCATCGACTCCGCGCGATACCCGCGCACCGCGAGGGCGTAGACCTTCGGCAGCGGTCCGGTATTGCCGGCCGCCCGCCATCCGGCGAGGGCCTTCTCTTCGATCAGGGAACGTGGTGCTTTGGGAAGGTTCATGGAAGGAGATGCGGGCCGTGGGTGCTTTGAAAACCCGTAAACGAAGAACCCAGCGGCCCGCGCTGGAAGGAGGTTAGCGTTGGCGTTTGTGCTTCCCGTGGCGGGGCTTGCGCCATCCGTTGGGGATGTCTTGGGGGTCGACTGGATCGCTCATCCATTCATTGCTGGTGGCGGCGGTCGCGTAGGTTGGCCGCTCCCAATTTCGAAGGTGGCAGCAGCACGTGGTGCCCGCGCATAGGCAGGAACTGACGGTCACAGGATGAGGAGACGGGGCCATGGCTACTTGTCGGCGACTACTTGGAGAGCCTTGCCTGCGAGCTCCAAGGATCCGGGCGCAGGCCCGCGGGTGGTGGTCACCGTCCCATCGGGCGCGGTAACGGTGGTGGTCGTGCAGCCGGTGAAGGCCAGGCACAGCACGAGGGCGAAGATCGCGGGAAAGATCAGCTTCGCGAGCTTCCAGCCAATCGCGCCGAGCAGGGTGATTCCAACAAGGATCACTGGTACGGCAACCATCAGATCGGCCGTCGTCGGTCGCTCGTCGATCGGCACGAACTTCTTGGGATCGTGGACCTTCCGCCAAGCGCCGTCATTGGGTGGGGTAAATCTCATGCTGCGGTGTCGGTTTGGGATTTTGGAAGCGTCGGAATGATCACTTGGGACCAGACGCCGGATGCCGAGTTGTTCGCCACGTAGAGCCCGCCGAAAGTGCGGACTGCCTGATGAAACATCCCGGCGAGAAGGAAGCGCTGCAGATACATCACGTCGTAGAACGCGGCGTCACACTGCTTGCGGGAAAGCGGGAAATGGTCGGTCGCGATGAACTGGTAAAGGACATCGTGGACCAGCGATGCCAGGCGCGTGCAATGCGGGTCAGGCGTGCCCAGCCAGAGCATGGCGAAGCGCTTCTTGGGGCTGCATCCGTCCCAGCTGTACTTCGCGCGGATCGTGAGCTTATTCTTGGTGAAGCGTGCCCACTCGGTGCCGTTCCGGTCGCGGAAGCTGATGACATCGGAGAGCGGTAGATCAAGCCGAACGGTGACCTGTTCCAGAGTCGTGAAGCGCCAATCCCTGCCGCCATCGCGGTAGTGCTGGCCCAACAGGAAATCTGGAAGCTCCGAGATCATTCATTCGGTCGGTGAAATCCTGCCCTCCGCATCTCCCTCACGAGTTCCTCCACGACGCTGGTTTGCTTCTCCACGACGCCGGTCTGTTTGTTCGTGGCGATCAGCAGTTCCTTGCGGCTCTCCTCTCCCTTGGCGGCGTCCTCGCGCAGCGTCCTGATGAAGGTGTCGCGGTCGGAGATACGGGCGTCGCTCTCGGCCTTCATCGCCCGCGCGTGCTCGCTCGCCATCCGGACGTTGAGCCTGAAGAGCATGATGATGACCCAGATGGCGCCGGCGAGTAGGACGACCGGGAGACCGAACTCGCGCAGCCATGCAGGAACGCTCTCAAGGGTCGTGCCGATGTAGCTGGCGACCGATACCAGGGATCCGCCGACGATGTTCGCGATGTAATGGGAGGATGTCACGAGAGGCTCGCACCCTGCCCCCGCCCACCCCATTCAGACCATTCCCCGCAGTGGTCCCCGCTAGAATGCGACGTTCGGCGTATGGAACGGCGAGGTCGGGACATGGCTGTCAGCGGCTGTCGTGGACGTCATCGCGCCGGAAAGGCGGGCTCCACACATCAGCGCTCCTAGGAACGAATCCGCCCGGTCTGGGGACCTTACGCCGCGCTTCTTCATGTCGTCCTTGCTCTCGATCCGCACGCGGCCTTTGGAATCCCACTCAAGGCGGCGGGTCGTCAGCTGCTCGAAGAGTTCAGCGCTGAACTTGTCCCGGGGTCCAAGGTGGACTTTGCCGCGCTCGATCAGGCGACAGCCCTCAATCCACACCTGAGAAATCAGATTCGAGTAGTTCGCGGGATCCAGCGCAGGCGTGCCGCCGTGGAACTCCTGAAGCTGGAAGCCCTCCTCCGCCATGTCCTTGATGATCACATTTCCAATGCCGTCCGCGTCGCCCCACGCCTGCCCTGGCTGAATCTGAAGCGTCCGGAAGGCGTCCGCATGCCGCCGCCGGGACTGCACGGTATTCGAGTCCCTCCAGCATTGGTGGAGCTTCAGCACGTTGCCGTGACGATACGAGATCGTGTCTTCGTCACCCCCGGCCGCGAAGTCGGAGAAGCCAACAAGCTCGCCGGACGGGTCTGGAGCAGCTTGAATCAGGAACGCATTGGTCAGAGCCTCAGGCGTGAGCACGACGCGGTTGTCGAGCGACGTGAACTCCGCCAGGTGCATCGAGCGGTAGAGCGGGCTGTCCTCGCCTAGCTCCTCCCGGTCAAAGTCTCGTTTCGAGGGATCGATGTGCGGGCACTCGTCCGAGCGAACCTTGCGGGTCCAATACAGCCCGGCATTGCGACCGAAAGCATTGAAGAACTTGCCCGCCGGTTCACCAGGTGACGACACCCAGAGTTGAAAGAGGCGCGTGCATCGCTGGAACGCGCCGAAGATCTCATCCGGCACCCCCTTGGCTTCATCCACGATGATGAAGACCGGGTCCACCTCCCTGCTCACCTTCGGATGCCAGCCCTCAGCCCGATAGGCATTGTTCGTCGAGAAGCCGATCGCGCCTCCGAAGCCCGCTTCCCGACCCTCAGCGGTGGTCACGGAGCATTCGCTGCCGCGTCGCACGATCCAGCCGGGGTTGTAGGCACGGAGCGCTGAAAGCGCCGGCCAAAGCTGGTTCTTGAGCTGGTTCCATGACCCGGACGTGATGATCACCCAGCCGCGCGGATACTTCCGGAGGAACCACGAGACGGAGACCGCCACAAGGTCGCTTGTTTTCCCCGATCCGTTGGCCGCGGCAATCGCCACCGGTGGTCCGCCATACTCCTGAAGCCCTAGTGCCTCCAATGCATCGATCTGCCAGTCGTAGGGGCAGCGCCCAAGCTCAAGCATGGCATGCTCCGCCGGACTGAGGGTATAGCCGCTCACGGTTTGTTGCTCTTGATGGCATCACGCCGCGCCTTGATCCGCTCGACCTGGGCGATCTGCTCTGGCGAAAGAGCGGTCGAAAGCGTCTGGATCGGTCCGCCGCCAGGCCCGCTATGTTCCTGCCGTTCGATGAACAACCGGAGATGCTTTCCGAGCAGCTCGAGCGCCTTGTTCTTGTCCCAGAACCGGAGCTTCTTCGTCTCGCCGATCGCCTCCCGGCTCTCACCGCGACCGGCATACTCCTGATAGACATCCACGCCGGCAATGGCGCGCCGCACGTCCTCCGGCATGTCCTTGATCGCCTTCAGGCTCCCGTCATCGTTGAAGGCCTCGGCGATGTCCACGCGGGCGATCGTGAGCAGTTCCCGGAGCACGGTGTCCGCGGTGATCTCGGTCCGCTTCTCCCTGGCCTTGGCGAGTCGGGCGATTTCCTCGGCGATGTCAGGTTTTGCCAAGAGGTCGGCAGCCTGCTGTCTGGCCGTCTTCGCACTGTAGCCCGCACGGATGGCCGCTTGGGTCCCGTTGAGGTCGATCAGATACTCGGCACAGAACTGAAGCGCCTTCGGGGAGAGCTTGCCCGTTTTCGATTGTTTCCCTCCGCGAGAGTTCACCGGGTCCTGTCCCGGCTTCGCTGGTTCCGTGTCCGCCATGGTTGCAGTACGCCCATGGCGTGCAAAACCGTCAATGCGGCCCCGTGGTCCCCGCCCAAAGGGCGAATTGACGGGGACAGCGGACGCCGATAGAACCAAGACCCTTGCGATATGACCTACCCCCAGCGCGTTCGCGATACGATCCTGCCCCTTTCCGTAGCGGGAAATCTACCAGAAGCGTTCGAGGAGTGGTCCTTCACGGAGACCATCTTCGACCACGAGGCCCCGATTGAAACTTGCGAACTCTGCGGAAAGAAGGAGGTGCGGTATCATTTCCAGATTGAGAACGCGCTGACCGAACAGCGCCTCTGGGTTGGATCCCACTGTATCCTTCAATTTGGCGTCTCGGTTTTTGAGGACGACGAGAAGCTTACGCCGGCGCAGGCCAAGAAAAAGCTGGCTCGCCTCAAGGATCAAATGCGGCTGGAGTTTTGCCTCTCGGCCTTGCAACGGCTCGCGGCGGCTGAAAACAACAACATCCTCAAGGGGGCCCTGGGTTACTACGAACTCAACAAATGCCTCACACCGAAGTACGGGGCGGTGGTTCTGTGGCGGCTCAAGGCAAACAAAATCGACCACTCCCCTACCTTCTTCAAGATCACGCTGAAGCGCTCGCAGCACAAGGAAGACCTGCGGAACATGAAACGCTCCGCCTTCCTGAATATTTGGCCCGCGCTCTCGGCGTCCCAGCGCAAGCTTGCCGCCTCATTTGGCCACTTTCCTCCCTGCTAGATCAGACATCCCTTAGGACGTGTCCCGCCTTCTTCAGTAGCTTCAAGGCAAAATCTCGGCGCTGCCGCGCGGTGCGGACATTCTTTGTTCCAAGACCGAAGGTCTGGCGCTTGCCTACAAGCTTCGGCCCGCGGTCGATCGTCACCCGGAGCTGGTAGTACCCGTTCTCCTTCCTCCGGAGGTGGTGGTCCGGATCGGACAACTGGGCAGCCGCACATTGGATCCTGCGGTAGAAGCGCAGGGGCAGTTCGAGTTGAACGGCAGGAATCATTCTGCTGAAGGTGGTTTTACAGGATTCACCAAGATTTGGCGACCAATCTTTGAACGGTCCAGATACTCTGGATTTAGATCGAAATCCTCGACAGGGACGGCTATCAATCGCGGGCTATGTTGAAGCCCCTCGAACAGTTCATTTGCGACACCTGCGGCCAAGTCATCGAGACCGTAAAAGACGGCTATCTGGAGTGGGAGCACTCCTCCCGAATCAGGAAAAACTTCAGGATCATCCACGCCACATGGGTTTCGCCGCTGGGGCAGCCGAAGGGATGTTTTGAGCTTGATGCTGGCACGAAGGGTTGGGGCCACGCCACAGCAGCGCTGGAAGACTTTCTTACAGACAAGGGCCTCGGCAGGCTCTTGGAATGGCTCGATCCCGGTCCGTATCTGCAGCCAGACTACGATGGTTCCACGCTGGAGTCCCTGAGGGAATACGCGGAGTTCTTCAAGCGCCTGCGCCTGCCCTATTACGAAGAAGCTCGCCACCATTTCGCACAGGCGGTGAGCGACGGGGTGATCGACGATTCCGGCAACCCGGCTGTCTACTCCAATCCGAATTACCTGAAGGCGGTGGCCGAGCAGTATTCGGAACATTGAATCGCTAGAGAGTCCTGGGGTCATCAGCACCGGGGTTCATTCCGCCGACGGCGCGGCTTCCATTTCCTGGCCTTCGCGTCCCTCTCGCCCATGAAGGCGGCGAAGTCTTCCTCCGACACCGAGGCGCCGACGATTGCCTCCATCCATCCGGCCCTGAGCGGCCAAGGAATGCCAAGCGCCGCAGCCTGAGAGCGCTTCATGCCGAGGCCGCCTTTCATCCCAGAGCGGAGAAGTCCCTCGGTGAGGGTCACGAGATTTGAGACCTGTTTCATCGCGAGTTCTTTTTGCTTTTGGCCTGTGCCGCCCACGTGTCCGCCTGCTGGTCTGCGGTGATCACGATCTCCTCCGGATTGAACTTCACGAAGGTCTGGGTCGCGCCGTCCAATCGGTAGGGCAAGAGGCTGTCCCGCTTGCCGTTGCGGACCTTCATCACCTTGATGCCGTCGTCCACGATCTGAAGCATGACGTCGCTGTCGAAGCCGATGGCCTCCGACTCCCGGGTCTTGCCGTCCTTGTTCACCTGGGCGGCCGTGATGACGGGGCAATTCATCGCCTTGGCGAGCTGCTTCAGTCCGCTCGATATGCTGGCGACAACCTCCTCGCGGTTCTGACCCTTCCGCACCTCTGCCTTCAGGATCTGCACGTAGTCCACTACGATGGCGCCAAGGCCGTTGTTCGAATCGGCCAGGCGCTGGCATTCCCGCTCCACGTAGGAGAGGGACATTTTCGGGGTGTCGTTCACCCAAAAGGTTTCGTCCGCCAAAATTCCCATCTGGGTCTGGATCGCGATAAGGGTGCCCTTCCGGTTGCCTCTGGGCGTCAGGACCCGGTCCAGTTCGATGCCTCCACGGTGAGCCACGAGACGTGCACCAATTTCGTAAGCCAACATCTCCGCGCTGAAAATCGGGACCTTACCCACGGACTTCACGGCGGAATAGCCCATCTGTCCCAAGAGCACCGACTTGCCGCGACTGGTCTGTCCGAGCACCGACCAGAGCTGCCCCTTGCGCATGCCGCCGGTGAGGAGATCCAATTCCTCGATACCGGTGGCGACACCCGGGATTGGCCCGAGGGACGCGAGGAGCTCGAGTTCAGCCCTCAATTCCTGCATCACCTCCCGCGCCGTCTTCGATCGGGAAGGTCCGGCGAGCGCCGCCTTCATGAGTTGCTCTGCCTCCCGCAGTGCCTCGATCGCCTGCTCCGGGGTCTTGCAGTCATCCGCCAGCGCCAAGGCATCGACCTTCAAGCGGTTCGCATACGACCGCCGGAGGTCCAGCACCCAATGCCGCCAGTTCTTCCCGTCGTTCGTCTCCGCCCAGAGGTCCGCCACAAAGGCCTGGCCGCCGAGATCGGTCAGGTGTCCGTCATGCGACAAGGCCGCGGAGACGGTGGCCTGATCGATCGGGGTGTTCGCCCTCGCCAGTCCGAGAATCACCTCGAAGACCGGCTTGTAGCGGTAAAAATGATCGCCCGTGATTCCCTCGCCAATGGCCTGCCGACGGAAGGCATCGTCCCGCATCATCTGCGAGAGAACCGCGCGCTCGGTCAGCGGGGTTTGGGGGATTTCAGATTGAGACTTCATCCGAACGCAGCGTCCTCCCAAGTGAATCCTCCTTTTTTGGTGCCGGCACGGGGACCACCGTCCACTTACGCTCCTTGATCCAGCGATGGCATCCAGGCACGAAGCGGCCGTCCTCCTTCACCCAATCGATCGATGCCCGCCACAGCACGAGGCTTGCGAGAATGTCGTCATACCCGAGGCGCTCCTTCTTCGGGACGTTCTGCCACTCTTGCCGGACCTTGGCTTGCGATGATCGGGAGCGGGCGGTTGCCGGATGGCCCTCCCAGATGATCCGGCAGACCTCCTTGTCCTCGTCCCAATCTTGTTGTTCGGTCTCTCCTCCGCCGTCCCCTTGGGGGACTATAGGGGGTATTATATTAGGAGATGGAGAGCATCCATCTGGCATGGGTGGTGGCATGGGTCGTGGCTTTCGTTTGGCACCCTTCTTGGCAGATGGCTTGGCAATTTCGGATGTCTCATTTTTTCTCTTTTCCCATCCGTCCTTGGCGTTTTGGGACTGCTTTTCGCGAAATCGCAATTGATCGGATCGAACTTTCTCCAACCGGGCGTTCCGAAGGTTTCCGTCGTCCCCCACTTCGAATTTCTTCATCACCGATGCCAGGCCATTATTTTGGCATCCGGTCACCTGCGCGATGATCGTCTCGTTGTTGGGAATGCTCCCGCTTTCCCATTGGTGGCAGAGGAGGCGGATATATGCACCCACCTGCTCCGCGGTGAAGAAGGTGGTGCCGGTGAGAAAATCTCGGGCGTAAAGTTGGAAGGCGGGAGCCTTGGGCGTGCTCATTGGTGGGGTGTTTCGAGAGGCGTGCATGATTCGACGAAGCGGGAACGGAAGGACCGGACCTCTTCGGCGCAGAACTTCCGGCGGAGGCGATACATGCCCTCGCTCGTGGAGTCCTCGGCTTTTTGTTGAAGTTCGATTAGATAGCGGCGGAACATCTCCTCATCGTAGCGGGTCTGCTCCTCCCGGGCGTTGATGATCGAGAACCACACTTGCGGCCCTTCCGCCTGGGCGGCGCGCAGCGTGGCGAGAAGACGCTCCTCGAAGGTACCAGAACCCCGCCAAGCAGCGGCAACGCGCTGCAAGGCGAGGATGGTCAGGAGCACCGCCGGACCGCCCTGCAGCTCGTAGCACAGATGCACGAGCTCGGGGTGAGGTGGACGCCATCCGTCCACCTCGGTCTCCGGTCCAGCGTGAAGGGCGATGCTCAAGCGAGCTCCTGATTGGGTGTGGTGTCGAAGTTGTAGATTTCCCACCCCTTGTGAGTGCAGACCTTGCCGACGAAGGAGCGGATGGTGTCACCGGTGGCCCACGTCTTGGACGAGAGATCCGAGACCCATTTCAGGAGCGCCAATTGATTCGGGATGTCCTTCAGGTCCACGATCCACGCGGCTCCTTTCGGAGAGGCCTCGACCACGACCTTGTCTTCCAGGATGTTCACAGGTCCCTCCCCGCGGAGTTCCTTCTCAAAGCGCTCGCGGAAGACGGCCGCCGCTTCGCCGTCCGTCTTTGAGGCAATGGGGCGCCTCCGTTCGGCGGACGCCTCCACGTGTGCCTCAGCCATCACGAACATCAGCGCGAGCAACCGCTCGAAGTTTTCGGCGTCAGCCCTCCTCCAGCGGTCGTAAACGTGGTCCTTCCCGCGCAGGGCGGTTTTCCGAATGGATGATCCGATCGTGGCCATCGCTCCGAGGATCAGGCGATGGTCGTGACCATGTTTCCGGCCGAAGTGAAGCGCTCGTCCATTGATCGCTTCAACAAGCCACAGAGGATCCTCCTCGTCAGCTTCGAGTCCGCGGGCGTTGGTCATCGCCTGCGCGACATCGACGGCGGCACAGTAGATCTCGTTCGCCTGATTCCGCGTGTAGGGGGCGGTATGTGGCAGGATCTTGTCGCCATCGCTGGCGTGGGAAGTTTCACCGGGCGCGTCCTGGCTGTTGGAGGCGCGCTCGGGAGTGGCCTTACGGCCTTTCAGGTTCACGGCAAAGCCGGGGATCAAAACGATGATAGGGATCATGATGAAATGACGAGTGAGTTGAAATGAAGGTTCAGGCGGCGGACGCCTGAGCCGGAGCGGCGACGCGGGACTCATTGTCCTTCCGGACGAGGCCGCGGAGGTAGGTGGCAACGGAGACCCCGGCCGCTTGAGCAGCCGCCAGGATCCCCTGAAACTCGGTGCCGGAGAGGACGGTGGTCACCGACTTCCGATCACCGATCACCGGCTTGTGAGGCGCGCCGCCTTTCGGCGGAGGGAGAGGCTTGGGCTCGATCCCGAGCTTCGCCGCCTCACGTTGTACCTCGCCGCGGTATTCCTCCCCGAGCCGGCGCTCAAAGGTCACGAATGGAGAGGGTCCCTTCATGGCTCTGGCACCTCCATCCTGAAGACGTTCTTCGCCATCCACTGGTCCGCGGGATTGTCCGAATATCGGATCTTCTCCTCCATCGCGATGGCAGCAATCCGGCCGATCTGCTGCGCGTCCAATTCCGCGATCCGCGTCAGCGAGCGCGCTACGGCTTCGAGAATGATGGCGCCGTCAATCCACGTCTCGAGGGCAAGATCGACCACGCCGTCCTTGTAGCCGGCAGCATCAGCGAGACGCTGCAGCGAGTCCCGCAGGCCGCCCTGCACCTCGATGAACATCCGCCTGCTATCACCTTCGGGACGGTCGCATCCCGCTTCAAGCCACGATTCGGCAATCATCTTGGGGGTCCGCCTCGTGTCCCTTGCGGAACTGCGGATTGCTTCCGCCAGCTTGCCCGTGAAGGTGAACGTCACCGGCTCCACCGCCTTCTTCTTTGAAGGGCTGCGCTTTGTCGCCGTGCTCATGCTACGCCACCAGCCTTTCTACCCCGTGCTCGGGAGATGATTCGCTTCAGGCGCCCAAGCAACGACACGTAGGCGTCCGGGGCGGCCTCTCCCTTGTGCCCATACTTCGCGAGAAGATCGGCAGTGATCCCTTCGGTGGCGATGTCGCCAGAAAGCGAACTTTCGACAAGGCCGCCGATCCATCCTTCCACGAACTCGTGAGGGTTCACTCCTGCCGCCTTGCAGCACGAGAGAACGACCTTCTCAGTTTCCGGGCTGAGGAAGAAGGGGGTCATTCCAGTGGCAACAGGAGGGGCATCCTGCTCGTCCACCACCTTGAAGCTGATGGAATGCTCCTTGCTGAGGTCGGTGACTCCCGTGCTTCCATCGTGAACTGCCAGCGCGGCGTCCAGCGCGGAATCCAACAGGTTCACTGCCATGCTGTCGCAGCAGGCATCCGTGGGGGCACTCATCGTGTTACACGCGAGCAGGTAGATTTTCCCCACCATCTCCGCATCGATCGAGATCGCGGAAAGCTCCATCGCTCTCATTTGGCGGCTCATGCTGCACCTCCTTCCGCGGAAGCGGCGGCTTCCTCTTCGGCTTCATCCGCGGCGACTTCGGCGAGGTAGCGCAGCCGCACCTCACGGAACTTTTCATAGAGCGCGGCCTTTTCTTCCGCCGGACGGGGACCGACCTCGGGATCATAAAGTTCCTCCACGAGATCGAAACACATCCCCGAGAAGTTCACGTCGCAGTCATCGCGGAAGGCGTCATTCACCTGGGCGGTGCCGATCCAACCTTCGACCCATTCGTCGGCGTCGACATCAGCGATCTTGCAGCACTCCCGGACATAGCGAGCGGTGCGCTCGTTGAGGAAGATCGGAGCAGATCCGGAAGGAACGACCGCGAGATTCAGCGGGATCGTAATCTCCTCTTGCTCACGCGTGTAGTCCATCACCGCTTGAATTCCTGCACGATGAATGATCGGGAGTAGGTCCTCCACGGCGACACCTGTGCGATCCTCGAAGGCTTCGACGGCCTTGTTCGTTGCGAAGCGCTCTTTCAGCGCCAGCACGACGATGTCATCGGTGGTCAGCATCTCATTGACGCTCTCTTCCTTCAGTGCCTCCCACAGCGAGGCGGGAAGATTGAAGGAGATATCGACCAACTCTTCGCTGGTCGCGGTTCCGGGATTGACCCCGGCGGTTTCAGTGGTATTGCTCATTTGTTTTTGATTGCCCCGAGTGGGGCGGTTATCTCGATTAGGCTGAGGTCGGTGTTACAGCACCGGCCTTCGCCGTTTCAGGGAGAGTCGTTCCTTTGGGCGGCACCGTTCTCTTTTCGAGATAGGCCGACAGGTTCTTCAGAGTCACAGCATCCTTGTTGTCGCCGGTCTTGGTGATGGACATGCGCTTGGGGATAGTGTGCCGGGACAGTCCGGTGACCTGGGTCACGAACTGGATCGGGAGATTGATCAGGGATGCGACCCCACCGGCTTCCTTCATCGCTTTTTCGGCGATGAGTTCCGCGGCCCGCTCCTTGACCTCTTCCCATTGCTGCGGGGACAGAGTCATTGTGGAGAGTGATTAGGCTTCAGACACGGATGGCTTCTGAATCTTGAGCTCGCCGCTCTCAACCAATGGCAGGGTGTAGTCGAGGATGCATTCGACGAGGTCACGAGCGGTCACGTCCTGCTGGAGGGCTACGAACTTCACCCGCTTGTGGCGGGCGGGATCGATCGAGAGCGTGAAACGCTTTTCGTTCGGGGACTTCTTGTTCGCTTCGGAGGCGTTCATTACCCTTCACGGATATTATTATCCTTTAGGGAAACAAGGAAATTTTTTGCCTTTCAGGATAATTTCCAGTAAATCTTCCGCGCGATGACGATAACCGCTTCAGTTCGAGCCATTGTGGCCCAAGCCCTACGTAATAAAGGCTGGTCCAAAAACCAACTCGCCGACGCTATCGGCGTGCGGGCTCCTTGGATCACGAAGTTTTTCAACGGGAAGCTCCAAACGCTCAGCGACGATAAAGCCCAAGCAATGGAGCAGGCGTTAGAATTCAAATTCTTCCGGCTGATCGACGCACGGGACAAGGTGCCAGAGGCAGCCATCGAACTCGGCAAGGTGATGACTGAAAACCCTCGCGTTGCGGAATTGGTGGGCGCTCTTCTGAACGTAGTTGGCCCCAAGGTAATCCACGAGCTGCCCTTCTTTGAAACAGAGGAGTTGCGGCAAATCGGTGAGGAAATGACTAGGATCGTGCACCGCTGGGAACAGCCCAAAGACCCGCACTATGGGAGAATCGGACGCGAGGCTGTCGAGTTTTTCAGCCGGTTTACTAGGGAGCGCGGGAAGACTCCTCAATCCATCGAGGCGACGCCGGACGCATTCCGTGACCTCGGTTACATGCACGAACGCCTAGGCATCACTGACGCCAACACCATCGATTTCTTAGGGGGAATCGCCGCGGGTGCTCAGATTTCCAATCATCTCGCTGAGGCGGAGATGCGGGTAGAGAAGGACTATCCGGATGACCACTATGCACTCCAGGTCTTCGGCCAGTCCATGGAGCCGAAGATCCCGAACGGCAGCATCATAGTGGTCCGCCGATTCCAAGACCAAGGATTCCCCAAAAAGGGAACCATCGTCGTCTACAACGACGGGCATGGAGCCACCTTAAAAGAGTTTGGCTATCGTAAGGCTACGTCGAAAGATGATCCCGAGACGGTGAACTCCATGGGGCATGTGCCTGTGCTCCGTTCGTTGAACCCTACTTTCAAGGAAGTGCAGACCATGGAAGGCGGCCGTATCGACGCTGTTTTCGTGGAGGTCCTATGAAAGCGCAGGCGCAGGGTCGCAAGAAGTTCAAGGTCACGTGGGGGAATGCATCCATTTGGGTGGTGCCTTACCGCGATGGCTGGCGCTTCCACTGGCGCGAGACCTTCACGTCGCCGTGGCAACACACCTTCCGGAAGCTCAAGGCCGACGCCACCGAGGCAGCCGACCAATACCTCCGGAAGCTCCCCGGCGTCATCGACTGGGAGGCACTTCCGCCGGGACGCCGCGCGTTCCTCGAAGCTGTGCACCGGGCATCGTCGGAGAACGATCAAGCCGCGGTCCTAGCCTTCCTTGCGGGCCGGAAGAAGAGCGGCGCGCTCTCAGACGCAGTGAAGCGGTTCAACGCCTTCAAGGTGGCCTCAAAGGGAGGCAAGGAGACCGACCACCTCGCCACGGTCCGTCGAGATCTTGAGAACCTCGCGGACGCCTTCAGTGGGGAAATGGTGATCGACGTCCCGCTCGACAAGCTTGCCGCGTGGCTGGACGCGCGCACCGGTGACGCCGGCGATCACCGACGGAAAGGAATCCGGACAACTCTCGTGATGTTCTGGAACTGGTGCCAGAAGGATGGCATCGCCGGGAATGAGCGATACCATGTCGCCCACCGGCTCCCAACTATCGACCCCGGCGCGGGCAAGCTGGAGATCTTCAGCCTCGAAGAGCTGGAGTTCCTGCTCTCTATCGTGGAAGCGAAGTGGTTCCCGCTCATCATCCTTGGCGCTTTTGAAGGCATCCGCCCCGAAGAACTCGCCCCGAAGGAAACGAACGACAAGCCCGGCCTCACGTGGGAAAACATCCAGTGGGATTTCGACTCGATTCTCGTACCGAAGGAAGTTGCCAAGGGAGTCGGAAGCCGTAAGCGGAAGCGCCTCATTCCGCTCCACCCTGTCACCCGGGCATGGCTCGAAGCCTACGGCGTCGAGAAGACGTGGACCGGGAGGATCTGCTTGGAGAACCCAACCGAGGTTCATCCGCGGGCCACAACTATCTGGGGGAAAGCCCTCGCCGAACGGTTTCCCGCTCGCTTCACCGAGTGGCCCCAGGACGTACTTCGGCACTCCTATGCCTCGTATCGAAACGCCGTCGTCCGGAATCTCCATCAAGTGGCGGAGGAAATGGGCAACAGCGAGGACATGCTGCACCAGCACTATAACAATCCACGCACCGACGCGCAGGGCGAGGAGTGGTTCAATTTCTATCCTCAAGACGCCAAGTCCCTCGCTTCCTATTTGAAAGTTGCATGA